TGCAAAAAGTGAGAAGGGAAAAATTATTAGATTTTTTATTTTTTTTCCCCCCCCCCCCCCTATATAAAAGCGAGCTGTCAACGTCCCTCTAAAAGTGTTTGGAAAGGCTTGTTTTTTGAGCTTTTGCCGCCTAAATGGCTGATAGCCAGCAGGTTAGGCCCTATTTTCCTTCTTCCAGGAAAAGTGCTAAGTGCTTGATACCCAGACGGTTAGCCCTCCTCTTTCCTTCCTCCAGGAAAGGCCTTCCCTACTAAGTGCTTGATACAGAGCACTCTAAGCCCTAAGCCTCCTGAGGTTCAGCCATTTAGCTTTTTGTTCAAATACTGAAATGCGTTGAGCTTTTAGCGATTTGCCGGGATGCAGGCGGCTCGCGCGCCGGTCTATCGTCAGACCGATGAGGTCACCGACAGCGCGCGAGCCGACGTCACGGCTGCTAGTCCATCCAGCATTTAGCGTAGCTGTCTGCTTGTTCGGCTAGCTTGAGGCTGTCCGCCTTCAGCTGCTCGCAGCACTCATCAAGGTGGGTGCGCAGGAGTTTGATGTAGCTTGCCTTAGCCTTCTTAACGGTCTCCTCTTGCGTCTCGTCGTGTTGACGTTGAGCCTTACGGATTTTGTCCTCAACCTTAGCAGCTCGGTCAACCCAGTAGAGTACGTTGGTGAAGTCATCGAGGAGCTTCTCGCGCTCTGGCGAAGAGATGTAGCTGTTGTCATCGTTAGCACGGACATCGAGGTCCGACGAGCCTGCAGGCTTGGAGCCAGTGAAGGCCTCAAAGTGTAAAAGTTGTACTTTCATAGGTACGTTGTTTTAAACGTTTTGTGGCATTATTGCCGGTTAGCGGCTGGCGAGCCGGTCAGAGCTCGCCAGTCTGAGGGTGCGAGGGCTATGCCTCGTCTGGGTTGATACCCACTGCGATGAGCATCGCGCGGAGCTTGTCGTTCTCGGACTGCAAGTTGTCTACTTGCTTGCTGAGCTTCACACGCTCCTTCTTCTCCTTCTCTGGGAGGTCAAAGGCAGCCACTACGTTGATAGCCTGCTCAAGGTCAGCGTTGAGCTGGTCGAGGGCAGCCATAGCGTCGTCGAGCTGCTTCTGGGCCTTCTCTACGACGGCCTGACGGGTAGCCAGACGCGCCTCGTACATTGACACCACACCGGCGGCCTTCTTAGCCTCAATCTCTTCGGCTGCGTCGGCTGGGTAGTCGGCAGGGTCGCATACACGGCGAAAAAGCTTCTCCTCGCCAGTCTCTTCGTTGACCTCCAGGACTCCCTTGAAAAATACGTCTGCGCGCTTCTCGTAGTTGAGTCCAGCCTCTGTCAACTTAGGTAAACGGGTACGGATGATTACGATTGCCTTCTCAATTGTCTCTGGTGCGATAGTCATCGCGGTCATGTTGTTTGTCATGATACTAAAAGTTTTTAATAATTAGGGCACTATTGCCTTTGTACCCGGGAGACCGGTCAAAGTCTCCCGGATTAGTTAGCTTAGTAGCTAACTTGCCTCTCATACCAAGCAGCAAAAGCTGTACCTGGTATAGTCTGAAAGTTTACAACTTCAGCCATAATGCTGTCTAATTCTTCTCTAATTTCTTTAGCTGTCATAGTGCTCTCATTTATTTTGTTATACAAATATAGCAATAATTTTTCAATTTGATACTAATTTTTGCAAAAGTTACTAACAATTTTAGTCTCTAGGGCCTTCAATATAGAGGGCATCAACTTTTGCATCTATTATATCTTTGAATTGGCTGGCTGTCTGGCTGAGCCAGTCTGCAGCTCTGAGCATAGCGTCTGTTGCATCTGCCAATTTCTCTAAGTCATCAGAGTCAAAGTCATCTAATTCTAATGGCTCATAGCTAGCAATTACATTTCTAAATTTCTTTGAAAAGTCAACCAATGCTCTGTCAACTCTGTCTGTGTTTGATTTGATTAGTCTCATAGCTCTCATTTATTTTGTTATACAAATATAGCAATAATTTTCTAATTTAGTACTAATTTTTTGCAAAAGTTACTAACAAGTTACTAACAATTTGAATGTTCAATTTTTGAATTTTAGTCTGCCATACTATCTCTCTTTTGTTCTATACAAATATAATACATTTTTTTTAATTTGGTGCTCTTTTTTCTCAAAAGTTACTAACAATTTACTAACAATTTGAAGTCAAACAGGCGGCCGGGCCCTTCCCGCTAGCCGACGTCTCGCTCGCCGCAACCAGAAAAAAAAAGAGGGCTAAAAGCTGCCGGCTAAACGACTATAGGCTACACGACGAAAAGCCTGTATAGAACAGAAAGGCAAAAAGTCGGAAATTCGGTTTCCAACGCGCTCATACAGGCATTATATTTGTAAAAAGAAAAAAAGCATGAAGGAGTTAAAAAAGCGCTTACAGTCCTTAACGAAGGAGATACTCTCCGGCAAGCATACCCTTGAGGACCTTGCGGTATTAAGAGAAGAGGTGCGTACGATTAAGGAGCTTATCCTTGCGCACAAAGCATATCAAGGTTTGGACTTTGACGATGATGAGGCGAGTGAGCGCCAGCCACGAACAAGTGGCGACTTCTCGAAAGACTAGTTATGGCGTTTACAACAAAGATAAAGCTAACATCAAAACAAAACATAGCGCTAGGCCTTTTAGACGATTCTATACACGACCTCCTTCTGTTCTTAGGCGGCTCAGGCTCAGGTAAGTCCTTTGTCATCGTCTACAAGATGATACGAGACGCCCTCGTCTATAAGGCACCAGTGCTAATTGCTCGTGATAGGCTTGTTGACCTTACCCAAGGTGTTATTGACCAGATTGTGCCTGCGATACTGCAGCTAATCGCCGAAGCAAACGGGCAAGATGACTGGCGAAAATGGAAAATTGATGGCCTGAACTTCGCAACGTGGAGGGAGCGTAAAACCCAGCTCGTTTTTTGCAACGGAGGGTATATAAGGTTCGCAGGCCTATCCAAGCGAGACCGCTCTGAGAGCGGTAGTGATAAGATACTATCCCCATCGTGGTTACATATATTCGTAGATGAGGTGTCTGAGGAAGAGTGGGACACCATTGAGCTGTTGATTACACGTCTTCGATACAAAGTCGACGGAGTGAAAAACAAGCTCGCTATGGCGGAGAACCCACCGTCTATGGTACACTGGTCGTACAGACGATTCTACGAAAACAAACGTCCAGACGGTTCGACCTTGTCCCTCTCCGAGATGGGCAAGCAGATTAAGCTGGAGATGCAGCCACGAGACAACGTCGAGAACCTAGGACAGGAGTACATCGAGAACCTTTCGCACCTTACAGGTGCGAACCGAGAGCGATTCTATGAGGGTCGTTTCCAAGACAGTGCCTCAGGAGAGATACTTCGAAAGATGCGATGGACTGACAACCTGCCTAGGCCATTCGACTGGGATAAACTGATAATTTACACAGACCCTACCCCATTAACAACTAAAGAGCACTCGCCTTACGCAGATTATAAGGCGAGTGTGCTGATGGGTCTGTTCGACGAGTATTCATATGTGCTTGACGTACGACTAGTTCGTGGTTCAACACTTGATATGCTCAACAGTATAAAGCAGCTCTGGGATATGTCGCCGAACAAATCTATGACAGAGGTGCGAATGGAGAAGAAGGGTGTGCCTAGCGACTTTAATCAGGTGCTTGCGGCTTTTTCGGCTAGTACTGGATGGAGTGTTCCCATTATATGGGACACTCGTCAGTTCGGTGATAAGAAAGCTGCAATTGAGACTTTTCTTCAGCCTGTATTTGAGAATGAGAAAATACTGTTTAATGAAGCGTTTAGAGATACTGAGCGTGGCCGTCAAACAGAGTTTCAGATTTTGAAGTTCTCGCGAAAGTCGAACAAGTTCATACATGACGATATTCCTGATGCTATTATGAAGGCTGATACAGCGCTGAAGGCTATTAGCAAAGGGAAGAAAAAGCGAAATAAAGACTTGCCAATCGTTGGGTTTATCAAACCAGCTTACATTGTCCATAAGCGAAAAGATTGAGTGTGTTTTTTTAGTGTTGTTAAAATTAGTAGGAGTGCCTCTCGGGTTATCCGAGAGGCGCCGCTCCTACTAATTTTAACAAAGAGATTACTATGGCAAATCATATTGACAATAGTGCCGTATCGAACGGCAAACTCTACACGCTTCACGGCGTTGAGTGTGTAAAATGGGGCGCAAACTCGTTTAAGCACGAGAACTTTACAGCCGAGCAATTCGAGCAGTTAAGTGGCAATCCCGTATCGTTTATCGAAGAGTGGGCGTTGAACGGCTATCCGTTGCTTTGTAACGGTTGGCTGTTCCACCCTGTTGCTTCACACGTACAGGACGACGGGCAGGTGTATGCCGTTACGTTCGTTGTGAACAACGCAGTTGTGCCTGACCTCGGCAACACGACCTACGGTATGATGACTCTCTCGAATGAGAACGGCATCGTATCGTGCGATATTACTAACATCCGACAGGCATAAGGTATGGAACAGGTGGTTGCACTAACCCGAACCGAAGCCGAGGAGCGCGGTTGGGAGTTCTTTGTAGAACAGGTATGAGACGGTGGTATTTCTACATAGCAGTTTTGCTTGCATTATTCTCATGTACTAAAACAGTCTACATTCCCGTTGAGAGAAAGACGGAGGTTTTAGTAGAGAGACGCGACACTATCGTTCATACAAAGATTGAGAGAGAAGTCGTCGAGGTGGTAACACCCGATACGGTAGCCGTAGCACAGACACGCTACGCAGAGGCGAGAGCCGAGGTGTCTCGTGGTCGATTAACGCTTGGGCTACGTAGCAAAGACGACAGCATTAAAGTCGCTACACGAGTTATTTACAAGACCGTACGCGACAGCATACCTTACCCGATAGAAGTGATTAAAGAGAAGAAAGTAAGGTATGTATCGTGGTTTGACAAAATGGTAAGGTGGGTCGGTGGTATATCTTTTTTAATCATCGTTCTCGCCGTAGCGTATAAGATATTGAAATGGAGACTTGGGTTGCGATAGTAAGCCTCATTTTTAATCTGCTTCTCGGTGGTGGCGTTGTTACGACTTTCCTTCTTTATAGGAAGCAGAGCGTACGCATCAAGAATGCCGAAGCGTTTTCCGCAGAAGTGGCGGTTTTACGCGCAGAAGTAGAGGAGTTACGAAAATCATTAGACTTCGAGCGTAGGCAACGCGAGGAAGATAAGAAAATCATAGCAAGAGTAGAAGCGTTAAATTCATCGCTTTACCTCGATAAGAACGGATTGGAGATAAAAAATGCCCTTTATAAAAAGGCTATGAATCGTGCGTATGAGTGTACGTTTTGCGGAGATAGCAGTAAATGCCCCGTTCTTATACAACGAAAGCATAACGACGACAATGAATTAAAGTCGTTGATAAAAGGTAAAAACTAATATGTTTAGAGTAACCGTACAAAAAACCGTAGTTGATTCTGCAGGCGACGAAATACTTTACACGTACGCGGCAACAGGAGATACAGAGGAGCAAGCAACGCAAACTGCCTGCCTCTATGCCTCTATGATAGAGTACGGTTTAGACGCACAACGCTGGATGCCTAGTGAAATGGCATTTCCTCGTGAGCAACTTTACCAATTTATCCAACCCGCACAGTTGGATATTTTGGAGCAGATGTACCCTGATGCTGTACCTAGCGCATACCAAAATGCACTTGCATATATACAATCATATATAGGTGCGATGTTCGATGTAGAGAGCATCTTAGCGTCTGAAAGCACGACGTCTACAGCCATGACTTTACGCTTGGCTTTAGCGATACAGACTGCTATTTTTCTTCTCGCATCATCACCACAGTACTCAGAGACAATTGAAATACATAATAAACAGCTACACACATTGCTACGTGGGCTAAAGAGTGGCAGTCGTAACTTTGGTAAATCTGCGGAGATTGCAGACCCGAATGTACGAGTAGCGATAGTAAATCTGGCAAAAACAGGAGCAAAACCGTAAATTATGGCATTCAAAAACCCGTATAATATACTCAACTATGAGGGCGTGACGGGCGCACCAGTACGTGCGTTGCCTCAAAATTTCGCGTTTTCCCTCAATATGGAGACCTGGTGGAGCGCGGTTATTCGCGCTCGCGAGCACTCTGATTTTACAGGCCTTGACGCGTTATACTCTTACATTATGAAGAGTAGCACGATAGTAAGGTCCGCTATTGACAAGCGCCTTCGCCCATTACGAGCACGAACATTCGGAGTGTACATCAATGGTAAAGAGGATGAGCGACTTACAAAGGTCTTGAAAGACTCATCTTTCGTACGAGAGCTGATTTATCAGCGAGGCATGGCAAACTTCACGTTCGCACGTGTAGTAGGCGTAGATAAGAATGGTGATACTTTCACTTATCCCCTCCGTAACCTTGATATTGTAAATAAGGCTGTACGAAAGCAGACTTACAATATTGAGGACATATTTTACGTGAAGAACCACGTTAATCTCTTCTGGATGCAAACTAAAGCATCATCAGAGGATATGCTTGGCCTCCTTGAGCCAGTTGCGCGTGATGTTATAAATATGTTCAACGCGCAGAATGATTGGCAGACTGCTTCGCAGTTCAATGCTTATCAGCAAATGGTAATGTACTACGAGGACGGTGACGAGAAAATGCTAGACGCGGCTCGTCAGGCCGCAGCACAGGTGGGCCTTGGCACAGTAATTGTATCTGGTAAGACCACTGATGAGGTGTCAGGCAAGGTACAAAAGAACCTTGAGCTTGAAAACGTCTATGGTAGTGCAACAGCTGATACATTTCGCACCTTCAAAGAGAATATTGAGCAGCTACGTGCATCAATTATGCAGCTAATTCTTGGCTCATCCCTTCTGGGTATGAGTGACAAGAATACTAATTCAGAACGATTGGTGCGTGCGCACTTAAAGTTGTTCCGCGATATTACAGAGGCAGATGCACTTGATGTACAGGATTGGTTTAACAAGGACGAAGTCAAAAAGAAGCTAGCGTATCTCTTAAACGAGCCACTGCTTGCTACTTGTACATTTAGAGTTAAGCCTCAGAATTATATAGATATCGGTGACGTTGATGTCTATACTAAAATGTTCAAAGAGCTAGGTCTTTCACCAACAGAAGACTTTATCGAGAAGGTGGGCCTTAGTACAGATGATGTAGTAGGTTATGGCGAAAACACTACAAACCTTGGTGAAGGAAGTAAAGGAGCTAAAAAAGTACAGCGAAAAGGAGATGCCGCAAGAGGTGTCAAAGCTATGGCTGAGAAGCTCACAAAACGCCTTTTTAACCGAAAAGGACCCGAGGACGGGTCGTAAATGGGCCCCACGTAAAGGAAAGGTCTTTGGTAAAGGCTTTATGAAGGCTGGAGTTATCGAGCCATACTTGGGGTATAAAAAACTCCATAGAACCGGTAGGCTGTTTCGGAGTATCAAGGTGAAAGCCCTCGCAAAGTCTGTACGCTTATATAGCACAGCTCCTTATGCAGAAGAGCATGAGTATGGCTTGAGGTCAGGTAAAGCAACGATACCAAGCAGGTACCTTGTAGGAGGTGCGAAAGGGGCAGCAGTTGGAGGTAAGTTACATGCTCGTCCGTTTATGAGACCTAGTAAAGTGATACTACGGGCCCCTATTAAACTTTTAACAAAACGTATGGATAAATACGGCTGGAAACAATGGTAGGATATGTATCAGAAGCAGTGGCAGAGGCGATTCGAAGTTGGCCAGCCCTTAAGAAATATAATGTAGTACCTATACGTGCGACTGAGGGGGACTCGGTTACAGTAAATACCCCTTTACCTGCTATTGCTATACACGTGATGGGTGATGAGGGAGAGGGTAACACATTTTTTGGGGGTGGTATACGCCAATACTTCGAGCTACAGCTTTATTGCTTACTCCCAGCACCGAACTATACGTTTACCTTTGATAGAAGTGCACAGGCAGATATGCTAGACCTCTCAGATGAGGCTATTCGTTGCTTAGAGCGAACAGATAAACTAGATAGGCTGAAGATTAAGCACGACCTCAACCTTCAGTTTGACAGGATGGAAACAGACACGACCTATGCGACTACCGGAGCTAATACAGTTACGATAGATGTACACAAAGTAATATACAAAGGTTCGGTTGAGTTTGACCCGTATAACGATAAAGAAAAACGTCCAACTACTGACGTAACTTTGGAAAAAGTAGAAATAGAAACAAAAGATTAACTATGAGAGTAACGAAGAACAAGCAAATGCTTACCACGGGAACCGTGGATGCAAATCGCAATCAAATCTCGCCCGACGTTATAGATTGGGCGGAGTTTGATAAGAACCCTGTACTACTCTACAACGTGGAGACCGAGGGACACGGCGGCGTAGTTGTCGGTAAGGTTACTGACAGAGAGCGCGTCGGCGACGGTTTCGCGGGACGACTTGTCTTCTTGGACAACGTAGCGGCCGCAGACACAGCGTGGGAGAAGTACTCGCAGGGTTTCCTACCGTTCGTATCGGTAGGCGGTTGGGGCGCGGGACACTACGACGAGGAGAGCGACGTATTCGTCGTTGAGCAGTACCTTATTAAAGAGGTATCACTCGTAAAACTCCCTGCTAACATCGAGGCTCGCACAATCGAGACAAAGAGTGTTGCCGCTTCCGACCAATGGTTTATGGAGGGACGCGAGGAGGTAGGACAGGAGGTACGTTACCTCGAAATGTCCGCCGAGGGTGTCATCGAGGCGAGCGCGGATAACGAGCCAACTAACGAACCTGCGGCTGACCCGATTAACGCAAGCGTAAACAACGAGCCAACTAACGAACCTGCGGCTGACCCGATTAACGCAAGCGTAAACAACGAGCCAACTAACGAGCCTGTTACTGACCCGATTAACGCAAGCGTAAACAACGAGCCAACTAACGAGCCTGTTACTGACCCGATTAACGCGAGCGTAAACAACGAGCCAACTAACGAGCCTGTTACTGACCCGATTAACGCGAGCGTAAACAACGAGCCAACACAGATTAAAGCAAGCGAACGCCAACCAATGCCTGCGGGTATGACGTGGCACGAACATAGTCAAATTAACAAAACAAATCCCATTATGATTAACAAATCTTTTCAGGAGTTGAACTGCGACGCAGAGTTTCAAAAGCGTATGCAGGTATTGAACTCGGCGTTCCGCACAAACGCGCCGAGCGCAGACAACACAGCGGAGAACGTTGAGACCGTTAAGATTCTCGCATCGGCAATGTTGCAGGACGAGAAAATGGTTATCATCGCATCGGCTACAAACTTTACCAACGGTGTAACACGCGAGCGTAAGAACGGCTTGCAGTTCCTCGTTGAGTGTGCGGCGGGTAACGCGGCGGCAGCAACTTTGGCGGCGGCTGACCTCGGTATTATCAAGTGGCTCTCGTTGTTCTACGAGAAGTTGCTCCCTAACAATACCTTTATGCGTTCGTTGCGCTTCGTGCCAATGTCCGACCGTGAGGGCGCAATCTACGTAGAGAGCGGTATCAACCCTGCTACCTACATCGGTGCTACCACACCTGTAAACGCACCTAACTACACTTACGACGATATTAAGCGTACTATCGCTCGTCAGGTGTTCTCGATTCAGCCTGTTACTTTCCAAAACGCAGATATGGCGATTTTGGCATACGACAAGCAGTCGATTGGTTGGCGTACCGCTATGGACAGCTTGATGTCGGACGTTTGCACCTACATCTTGCAGGTTGCGGCTAACACTCCAAACATCACAAAGGTAGGTACAAGCGGAGAGGTATTCTCGTCGCAGGGTAAGTTCGCAAAGGTTGCGCCTAACTCGAACGTGGATATCAAGGGTATCACTGCACAGGACTTGATTGAGGTAGAGGGCGGATTCTTGGAGCAAAACTACTTCCTCAACGACCGTATGGTTGAGACCGTACTTCCTCCATTCTTGTTCTCGAAGCTCGCGGGTTCGGCAGAGTTCATTACTAACTTGACCCGTGATTTGGACGGTACAGTACGTAACGAGTTGCGTTTTATGGGCAACCGTATCACTCCACGTAGCCTTGTTGCCGCAGTTGATACTGCTAACGGCAACGTAGTACTCGACGAATCGCTTTACGCTGACAAGAAAGTTCAGGCTGACGGTAGCTTGCAGGACATCACGCCTGCCGTAACAGGTGCAACTCACGTAGGCGCAGGTCTCGCGTTCGTAGAGAACGAGATTATCGCGGGTATCGGTACTATCGACGTAATCGTAATGCCTGACCCAAAGAACTACGGCGTAACAATGTCGGGTTGGATGTCTGCGGGTGCAACCGTAGCACGTCAGGACGGCAAGGGTGTAGCACTTATCGTACCAACCGTAGAGTAAATAACCGACGGAGCGTTGCTTAACGGTAACGCTCCGTTCAAAACAAACGAACAATATGAAAGCTAAATTTAGTAAACAAACTATCCTCGGAATCGTTATTGAGGTACGTCGCTACGGCGAGTTGTACGTCGCAACGGACGGTTCTATGTTCCGTACCGCAGAGAGTGCTGACAGCACGTTGCGTACAAAGAATATGATTATCAGCGAGCCTGACAACTACCTCGGTGTAGTAAAACTCACAAAGGAAATGGTATCGGACGCTCGTTTGGCTGTGTTTGCAAAGGACACTACCGAGTTTGACAAGTTGTTTGAGGGGGCTAAAATTCCACGCATCCGCGAGGATAAGGACGCTCCGACACGTAAGTATGCTACTAAGCAGTTTACTGACCCGTCGGAGGTTTCTAAACTCGAAGCGTTGCTCGGTATGAACGACGACCCGAAGAACCCGTCGGAGAACGGCGACGAGCCGAAAAACGAGGATAGAGAGTAACATTGTTTAACGGGCACGTTAAACGTGCCCTCTAAACTTACAAAACAATGGCAAAAACAGGAATTAAAATAACAACAGTCGATACAGTTTTAGGTGCATCAAACGATGTTAATAAGACGTCTGCGCTTATTTTTGATAGACGCTGTGTAACACCACAGGGAACAAGATTTAAGCAGGATGTTTTATATAAACTTACGTCCGTGCAAGGCCTTGAAGCCCTCGGTGTTACCAAAGAAAACAACCCTATCGTATACGAACAGGTTAGCGACTTCTACAACCCGTCACAGTTCATTGATAATACAGGTACGGTTCTGTGGATAGGTTTTGTATTGGAGGCGGATATGTGGGACGAGGGGGGAGCGAGCGATTCGGTTTATCCGAGCGACCTTATTGTGCAAAGTACAGCAGTCTCGTTTGACGAGCGCCCTCGACAGGTTGGTTTTGTAATCAGCTACAATTTTGACGGAGACGCTGTGTGTGAAGACCCTGATTACGTAAGTTATATCGTACAGCGCGAACTGGCTAAGCTATCGAATAGCTACGATATTCGTGCTGTCGGTGTAGTCAATTATGTTTGTATTATCAGAGAGCTTGAAGACGACAGCACAAACTTTCTTTTACAATATCCCCATGCTGTCACCAAGGAGGGTGGTTACCCGTTTGTAGCTGTCTCGATAGCAGGTAAGAATTACCTCTCGACGAAGGTAGAAGGCAACAATGTTGTCGAGCCGACTATTGGCCTAACGTTAGGCTTTTTGTCATCCGTATCAGTTGGAACGTCAATCGGAGACGGTGGCCTCCCTGCTATGACAACCCCTCTATACCTGTATATTTTCACTGCGGGGGAGGGTAGTTCATACCCACATTGTTTGGCGTGTTCCTCACTCTCGAAAACAGTTTGTGATAGCTTGGGCGAGAAGCAGTACTTATTCGCACGTACTCGACCACCTCGCAACGGTTTGTGGTGGAACGACGGTGCAACCGTGAACGACTCTGACAATGCGTTGAGTACTCTCGAAGCTGCACGTACAATCTGCTCAATGGCAGACGATTTGCAGTCGTTCTTTGTACCGTACATCAACTCACGTGTACCTGTAACAAGCACAGGCGATATTCAGCCCACGTATAAGCAGGTTGTTCTCGACAATGCGCGTGCCGCGGTGGTACAGAAGTACATCGAGAGCGGCGATATTTCGGACGCACGTATCAACCTCGTTGCGAAAGACAACGATATGATTGGTACACGTACTTGGGAAGTAACGTTGTCTATCCTCCCTGCACCAACGCTTCGTTGGATAGACGGCTATGTGTTCTACGTTAAAAGCCTTTAATAGTCTATGTCACAGAATGTAATTACAGCAAGAGACTTCGATTTGTATATCAACTTTGATGCAATCGGAGTAGCGCTAAAGGTTGAGACTGGCTCTAACTTTAGCGCAGATATCACAGGCCAGACAGATGATATTGGGGCTTTCTCAACGGATGAGCCTATCGCAACTGATAATGGTGGTACCTCATATGAGCTCAGCTTTTCATTACAACAGGCGGAGGCCCAGCGAATTAAGGACGCGCTAGCTGCCAAAACCTCTGGCACAGGTGCTATTGTGCACATCCGCCAGATTGTTGAGGGCGCAACTATCACTGCCGTATGGCATAAGCGACGCGACGTCCCTGCGACTTCGACCATTGAAACCTATACAGCTTGTACGGGTGTATCAGAAGCCGATTCAGTAGAGCGACGTTCAACTGAAACCCTGAAGACGTGGACTTTCCGCGCTCGTGGTATGTCTCGTGTGACGGTTATTTCATAGTGTTCGTAAACAGCCCGGTTAAGCCTGATAAGTTTAGCCGGGTACTAAATAAGTCTTAAAAAGCAGGAATATGAAAACAGTAGAGTTGGTAAGTCTTGAGCTTAAAAATGTCCTTATGAGTGACGGCTCGCAGAAAAATGTAACAGTACAAATCGTGCCGTTCAATCGCAGAAACGATGACCATGTTGACTTTGCATTCGCATATGTCGATATGCTTGGCCGAGTGCCATCACCATTCAGCACAATAACCGATGCAGCAGTTCGTGCTGTAGAGCTTTTTGTTGCCCATAAAGAAGAGGAGTCGAGAGATATTAACTCCGAGTTCTATGCGGTAGCCCATGATAAGCGCGCAGCGCGTATCGTACTTAATGAGCCTAGCCTTCAAGCGAGTCTCGGAGCTTTTTTCGAGAACGCCTAACATATCCTCAACAGGATATCGAGGGCATTCCGGACGATAAACAAGAGCTCGCAAAGGGCCTTGTGCACACGCACAAAGTCCTTAAACGAGCCCAGCAAGAGGACCCATACTTTTTACGTAAGGCATTTATCTCTCATTACTTAAACATACCCTTTCATACTGTTAATGACCCGGATATGTACCCGCATACTCTTATAGAAGAGCTTTTTGCGGCTTCAATTTATTTAATAAGGAACTTCGAGTTATCTCCGTATAGTAGTGATAACTTGGAAGAAGTTATAGAAAAGAAAGTACGCGATGGCAAACTATAGAGTGACCATACAAATTGTCGGTAATACCTCGAAGGCTCTTAGCCGAATGATTAGAGATATTGGTAGGGTCGATAAGGGTATTACGGGTGTTATCTCTAAATTTGGGACTTGGGGCAGGGCGATAGGTACGGTAGCGTCTGGCCTCGGAGGCTTAGCGCGCCTTAGCCTTAAAGCTCGTGGGGCCTTTATGTTCGGTGGTGGAAGGCTCCTTACGTTCGGAGCAAATACTCTTGCCTCAGCTCAAATGAGCGAAGGTATTCGGCTCTTGCAGCGCCGACAGCAGGCGCGAATAGGCTTTGGGGCTCAGTATGAGAAAGCTCAGCGCCGAGCCGACCTTCTCGCTATGTCGTATGGTCTTAATCCATCTGATGTAGTAGCAAGCATGAATGTGCTTACTAGCCTTCGCGTCGGTAAGTCTAAGCTTAATCTTGGACAGGCTGAGCGCTTAACTCAGGCTGGTGGCCTCATCGCACAGCAAGCAGGTCTGCCATTTGAGACCGTTATGGTCAACTTGCAACAGATGCTTGCTCAGTCAGGTAAAGTCGCGCGAGACGTACGACAGCTTCTTACACATGCTCCAATCATAGGTCGTTATGCTACACAGCTCATGGAGGAGCGCGGTATAAAAGGTATGACACATGTAGAGTACCTTAATGACAAAAGTGTACTTTTCGATGTGCTGCAGCGCTATATAGATGAGAATCCATCAATTGGAGCTATGCGAGGCCAAGGTATTGTGCGTATGGCCCAGACAGAGTTCTATTCGAACCTTGCTACCAATCCAAAATGGCTAGAGGTTGCGAATAAATACTCAGGCATGCTCAAAGAGATAGGTAACGCCGCGTACGAATTGGTAACAGCGTTTACTGATTCTACTACTATAAACGCTTCTATACGAGCATTTATAGCCCTACTCAAGGATATTCCGGGAGCGATAGATAAGGTAGCAGCTAAGTTCGACGAATGGATTGGCCCACTCGCTCGCTTCTTCGGTTTGGACTGGGGCGGGTATAAAGAGCAGGGCTTTATTGAGGCAGAGCGAGAGAAGGCTATTAAAGGGCATGTTGCAGCTAACTTAGACCAATATAGAGCTTATGGTTTACGTGAGCTCGGAAAATCAAAAGCTACCGACGCTGAGATTATTACTGCAGTAGTTGAGGGCCTACGCCGGGAGTCTCCTGATTTTTCAAAATTCGTAAATGAACATCTCTATAACCCATCTGCTACTGAGATATATGAGATGGGTACTTCCGCAGTACCCGAAAGGTCTAAGACTATACTTCAAACAACTCCTCTTACACTAGCTGAGCAAAAGGCTTTGTATAATGGTGATTATACGTTTAGCTCGGTTGTGACCTCCAGGACAGGCGGTACACTTAATAGAGGTGCTATTTCTCAATATATTGCCCGTCCTACAGAAGAGGTGCCTCCACCACTAACCGGGGTAGACGTGCAGGGAGCTACAGGGCTAACCGGCGAGACGATAGGTGGGTATGCGAGGGACCGTAAAGCTCTTGTAATTAACTTTAATGCCCCTATCGTTGAGTGGGACAGCACTATTAACGCTGAAGACCCGCAAGATGTGGTAAATACAGTTAGCGAGACAATTGAGGGAGCTACCTCACGAGCTATACAAATTGCTCTTCTGGGAGCAACTGGTAAAATGGGAACACGATTCTAAGCTATGAGTAATAACCATATAGACAAGCACGTATATTCACAGATACCTAGCAATGTAAAAGCAGGGTATGGAGCCACGCAACGATGGGGTGAACAGGTCTCGACGGGTATTGGAGACACCGCACAGCTAGCGACTAATGCGACTGTATTAGCTCTTAGCGCGGCGTGGATTGGCATAGGTACAGTAAAACCCGCCCGTACAGCAGGCCATAAGGGCGTCCTTGAAAAAGTTACACCTACTACACCTAATGGGCTAGGGGTACAAGCAGACTCTGGGGCTAGAGCTATAGAAGAGAAGCGATACGATTATAAGTATCTTTTTTCGCTGCGCCTTGGCGATTACTTCATGCCATTATCACAGACCTTTAATTTGAGGGCAAAGAAGAGGCTGAATGTTTGTTCACTTGTAGACGGTATAGATATTATACAGCAAACAAGGCACGAGGCTAAGACTATAGATTGCTCGTTACGTCTTACGCTCCGCGAGAATCAGCCGAGCCTTGAGATTGTCTCGAATTCGAATAGAATTTCAGGCCCTGTGTATAAAAGCCCTTCAGAGTATATAACAGAAGCTGAAAAAGCTACGTCGTTTATTGCTACGCCTAGTGGCCCTTCTACTGAAGTTTCTACTGACTTAGTACGCTCGCTGCTTACTTTAAGTCAATTCTTGCAAGAGCTGTATGAAACAGATGCAGTCTTTAAGATTGAAAATAAAACAATAAATGAGGTATTTGGGGTTGAGTATGCTATCATTAGTGAGTACGACTTCAAACCACAGACAAGTAGAGGCACGTTCCAGTTTGACTTTACGCTTACAGAAGTTATAATTAGTGACAACATTCTTACGTTTGATAAACGAGAAATTGGAGGATAAATGAGCAGAACGTCTAATATCGTTATTTGTAAAAATAGGGTCGTTATAGAGGGTGAAGATGTAGGGCAGTTCGAGTCTTTTACAGTAACGTCTAGACGTCAGACTCTTGGGGCTACCGCCACTCTTACCTTACCCTTATATGCCATAGGCCTCGACAAGCCGTTTACCTCTCAGTCGTCAACTACGTCTAGAGGTAGGGCTACACGTCGAGTACGTAGCAAGACGGCATTTGCTAATATAAAGGTCAGCGCAAAGGTAGATGTCTATTGTTGGTATGAGAGCCCGCAGTTCGGCGAAAAGCTAAAAGTATTCGATGAGGTGCATGTTTTTAGTGGCTTCATTGAGCATATTGCTGAGGGCTTTCCTACTAAATTCTACCTTAGAGATGGCTCGTTCGTATTGAGGTTTGGAGAGGCTAAGGGCTGGGGCGAGAGTGCAACGCTTAGTAAGATTCTAAACGATTGCATAAATATAGCGGTGCCTGCTTTTAACGAGGAACGAAAAGCTAAAGGTCTTCCGCCGATTAGTGGCCTCACATACAAAGCTGATTATAAAGGACTGCAAGCTGAAACAAGTCCTCTTGGCTTTACGAACTTCGCGGCCGGACGCGCACCATTTGAGGTCGTGCAGTATCTTATGCAGAGTCTGTATATGTACGGGGGAGTAGATAATGACTTCAACCTGTTTTTCGGGTACAGGGGTACTGATACCACAAGCCCTATTTTGAAGCTCGATACACAACATAATGTTATTTCTCGTGATATCGTACCTGTAGATAGCCGTTTTGTTGACTATGACGTCAAAGTTACAACTACAATAAATGGTAAGAAATATACGGCTACTGGAGGCTTAAAAACCTCAAAAACTGCAAACCAAAAAAGTGCGTTTGACAAAAAGACCGGTGAGCCAGTACGAGTATATGCAACAGGGCTAAAAACACAAGAAGAGGTACAGACTTTTGCGGATAGACTGCTTAACAGTATAAAAGAAGATAAGAATAAGGGCTCACTCACCTTGCTTTTATACCCTAAAGTTGAGCTGCTTGACTCTATACGATTTGATGATACAGTATTTGATATATATGATGCACAGTATTATGTGACTGGGTATACCTTTTCGGCTAACGAGCAAGGATATTACCAGAAGCTAGAAATTGTGGATAAGGTATTTGCATTGTAATGAAGCTAGACGAGAAACGCTTAAAGCAAATAGGTGAGCAGTTCGGAGCACAGCTTACCAATGTGATAGGTAATGCTATGCTGCATAGCGTTGAGGTAGGCAAGGTTGAGGAAACTTATGCAGAAGTGTATGAGTTCGAGGGCGACGCGCCTATTCGCGTTCCACTCCTCGCTCTTAACGCTGGTACTGCAATGCTAAAGGTCCTCCCAAAAGAAGGCTCAACAGCGCTTATCTTATATGCAAATGGGCGTGTAGAAAAGCCAGTCTTCGTCGGCTTTACCGAGGTTGAGGAGATTAACGTCGTGGTCGGTGAATCGTCGGTACAGATAACAAACGATGTTATCAAGTTTAACGGAGGCGATATAGGTATGGTCTTCGCTGACAAACTGACTGACCGATTGAACAAATTACAAGGCGAAATAGAACAGATACAGGCCGCTATATCGAGCCATACACATCCATACGTGCTTGCTACGGGTAACCCCGCTACAACATCTCCACCTACGTATTCAAAAGTTCCTGTAAGCCAATTCGACGCTTCGGAGTATGCTAACGACAAAATTACGCAATAATGAACGGACTTAAATTCGATTTCGAGAAAGGCGATATAACGATAAATAGTTCGGGTGCTTTCGATACCGCAACGATTGACAACCAAAACGTCGCGTTGATAGCCGTATCGCAAGTATGCCGACTGACACGCCCCGAATTTGGGGCGCAAATCGGCTCTCGAATGGTCAATAAACAGTATTCGAGCGTCGGCTCGATTCTCGCGGACGCAAAGCGTCAGGCTGAGAACGACGGGGCGAAGAACGTTAAGATTAGCTTTACGCAAGATAACCGACTAATTTTCGTAGGCAATTATGAGGATTAACAACGTAACAACAATCGTAGATTTATCGTTTAACCTATCAGGCTCGCTTGCGGGTATTCCTGTGATACTACCCCAACTGCCCGTAGGCGAGAGGGTAGGCTTTGCGACGCTACCCGAATTGTGGGAAGACGTTTCCGACATAGGCCAAACGTGGACACCCGACTTGGACGGCGTAGAAGTGGATATAGCGGTTGAGGCCTATAACCCAACGGCGATACAAAAAGCACCGTACTCGTCCGATATGGGGTGTATCGACGTTGCGGCGGAGTGGGGTAACGCGCTTTTGATAACTTTAATATAACCATATATGGAGATTACAGTAAAACGATTCAAACTTACCAAACGCTGTACGATTGGCAATATGCTAATCGACGGTAAGTTCTTCTGCCATACGCTTGAAGACAAGGTAAGGAAGTTGCCCGACGAAGCGAAAGTTTGGGGCAAGACAGCGATACCTGCGGGTACGTATAAAGTAGAAATGTACGATTCGCCTCGTTTTAAGCGTCGTCTCCCTCTGTTAAAAGACGTACCTTACTTTACAGGTATTCTTATCCACAGAGGTAATACTGTAGAGGACACCGTAGGTTGCATCCTCGTCGGAGAGGCTAACGGCGAACAGGTGTGGAACAGCACCAAGTACGAACAGGAGTTGTGCGCACAAATCGACGCGGCGGTGGTTCGTGGAGAGGAAATAACAATAACAATCACACAGTAATATGGGAGCAGTAGATAAAATTAAAGAGGCCTTACGCACGGCACTCCCTACGCTTGCGGTAAGCAACGGCTCGATTGAGCAGAAAATCATCGACGTTGTAGGAACGTACGCGGATAGCGAGGCTATTGAGCGCGAGAATACCTTAACGACGATACGTACAGCTCTCGCTGACCAAAAGATTACAAACATCGAGTACTACCGTCGTAAGGCTGTCGAATTTCAGGTCGATACGCCAATCGATGAAGCGACTATGCTCGACCCCGTAAATTTTGGGCTACGCTACACAACAATTGACCCCGCTAAACAGATTGTCAAACAGGCTTGTATTGTAGGCGACTTCCCTAACTACGTGATGCGTGTTAATAAGTTCGACGAGACGACACAACGATTAGCTAAACTCACAGAGGGTTTAGACGGGGAGGCAAGTAATGAGTTGGATGCGTTTATAACGTATTTTGCGTATTTCCAACCTCTCGGCCTGAAAATAGATGTGCAAACAACAAACCCTGCTATAATTACAGACCCGAACTTGGTAGTCTACATAGCGGGGGGCTATGACAGTGTCACTATTGCGAACGAGATTAACGCTCTTTTCGTAGAGAAGCAAAAAGAGTTACGTAAAACAAACAAGGTTACTATATCCGAACTCGTTGATACTATTCAAAGTATAGCGGGCGTACGTGCGGTAGGTTTTAGCCGTAGCCTATCTGCAACAGATACCAATCTGCAAAATGCAGAGGTTACGATTCTTCCCGAAGCAGGTATCTTCAATCTGTTCACTAACGCATTTGTGTTCGGTAAGTCGTATGACGGTGCAACCGTTGAACCGATAACTGCTGATATGATTAAAGTGTTGCAGTAATGTTTCGATATATAAATATGCCTAAACTCGTCGCAACGTATTTGCGCGAGTTTAGCTGCGGCGCAGAGGGCAAACCGTCGGCACTTTACAAATTTATATTTTGCCTATGCCTACCGTTCGTCTCTGCGACGTTCCGACGAGCAAGACTTAACGCCCTTGCTATCGCTGAATGTACCAATAGCGGAGAGCAGATAAAACGTGTGCTTAAAGCAATAATAGGTGCAGAAATTGAGTATGTTGGGGGTGTTACCGACTACGAGGTAAGTTACGGAGTACCCGATGACGGGGAGGAGGCTATGGTAAGTTACGGAGTACCCGATGACGGAAAGGAGGTCGAAGTTCCGTACGGAGACCCTACAAACGTAGTCATAGCGACAGTAACGTTAAACGACGCATCCCGTGCTGACGTAGAAGCGTACCTTTCGCTCCTTGTTCCGTTTTATATTAAGTTAGTAATCACAAATTGGATATAATTATGGCTTTCTTACAAATCAACAATCCTGACGGTACGTCAGGTGTTAAACGTCCGTTCCGCTTAGTAGATTTACAGGATGTATGGAACGGTATTAAATCGCTTTTCCGCGCATTGTCAGGTCAGGACTTCCGTATTATTAGCGGTTTTGATTTAGAGGACGGTGTTTACACGTCGGGTACAGTATGGTATGACGGAGAGTTATACGAGTATGATAAAGATACGTACCCTATAACCCCCGATACTGCAATAGTAAGTTTCGGAAGCGTTCCACAAGAGAATAGAGTATGGCAAGGGCTCACTATCCGTCCGTTTGCTTCACGTTTTATTTGCGGTGGCGACGGTTATTCAGGTACGGAAAGCTTTACTAAACAAGAGTTTGTAGAGAATATAGAGAGGTTTAAGTCGTATCTTGGCGACGGAAGTATAGCAACAAGTAAACTTGCAGACAGTAGCGTAACCTTATCAAAGCTGTCGGGAAATGCAAAATCGTTGCAAGAGCCGTCAGGTTCTGAGTCCTTAACTGAGAGCAGTATTAGTATTGTGAGCTTATTTGATAGTGAGTTCAGGCTTCCACTAATTCTAATTAGTAACAGCTCGCCCAATATTATTGAGCTAGGTATTACTGCAACCCCTGTCTCTCCTCTTATTATTCTATTAGAGGTATTATCATCACGTAGTACTGTATGCTCAATAGATTGTGTGAGTACGAGAGGTTCGAGGGGTACTATTTCGATTCCTGCTAAACTTACTTCACCTGATATGCCGTCTTCTACGTTTATACTCTTTGCTAAACGTGGTGGCGAGTATATACCAATAAGTGTTTATACAGCTAAATACGATTAAACACGAAACGCCGTAACGTCGATTAGACGTTACGGCGTTTCGTGTTAATAGCCTAAAATACGTAAAAATCTATGCTTTTCTCGTAACTCTTCTTTGCTGTATTTATTCCCCGAATAAAAGTATTCTTCGCCAATACGCCAATAGGTATCAGGGTATCGCTTATTCGGAATAAAGAGCATAAATGAGAAAGGTATGTACCGAGGGTTCTCGTCGCACTCGTGAAACAGTGCTTCGCTCTCAAAACATATATCCTTATACGCCGTAGCATATGGAGGTAGGAGCAGTTCCGCAAGCCAACATAAGACGTATATACCTAACGGCATAGCAATAGGGAGAACCCACACCCACGCGGCGTTCGGAACGTCGGCAAGCCATAGCGCAAAATGTGCGGTAGCCGCACATACTATACCGAGTACGAACAGGCATAGCTGTTGCCATACGTGCCACGTCTCGTGTCGCTCCTCTCTTGGAGTAAGAGTTCGTTTGACCCAATCGCCTCGAAGATTCTGTTCTTTACGTATAATAACGAAGAACAAAATCGTCATCGCTGTAAAACCCTCAAAGGGCAAAAACCTGCTATGCAGGTAAATAGGTTTGATTTTCATACTTTAATTATTTAATCGTTATACCTAAACTCAATTAACCAATACAGCCAACCGATAAGGAGGCCGTTCGGCGTGTCCGAGCCACGCTCATACCCGTAATACACCTCGATACACGGTAGAATCTGTATGCACTTCCCGTTCTTTTGAAAGTAGTTGTGGCATACTACGCAAATATGTTCGCTAAACCAAACGATTGTAAGAGCCACGCAGAACAGGAAAATCGCTCCTGCAATAAAACTACATACTGCCATATCTTACTCCTCTTTACGACAAAAGTCAAACTTAACTCCTCCCGTTAGCCAACCGATGAAAAACCCATTAGCGTAAGTAGGGTCGTAACGTTTAAACCAAAAGTTGAGACTTGGTAAAAACTGAATACAAGCACCGTCTTTCTCGGTCTCTTTTGCCTAACTAACAAATGCTACTACTACGCGATACTCGCGAAAGAATCTTTTAATTGCTTTGATAATTTCCATAATACTTTAATTTTATTGGTTAGACTTCTCTTTTACAATTAACGCCGCAACGCGCGACCCCGCAACGTCGAATAGTCGTTTCAGCCAACGACGCTCCGTACTCGACAGGTCTTTACACACTTTTAAGTAAATACATTTCGCCATTGCGACTATATCGTCGGAATGTTGCATATCAAGAATGTAGCCTTTCTCCGCAAGCGTATTAAACGGACTTCGATTAGGTTTGATACCGCCTCGGCGTAGCGTCGAGTGCATCTTGTCGATAGTCATAACGATATTGCTTACCTCCTGCGCGAACTGCGGGTGGCTAATAACCTCGCCGAGAGTAGGTACGTACTTCTCGCCTACCTCGACTGATTTGTTGAGTGATTGCTCAATTCGCGCGAGGTTTTCACGCACTAATGTTTCGTCTAGCATCATACTTCTACACATTTAGGGTAAATATTGCTTTTTCTGGCTCACCGTTTAGCAGAGCACGAGTCGCGTCTACATTATTGGTGTATATATGTACGTTGCCATACATCACAGTTAGCTTTTCCAATGGGGCCTCAATGAGGCAAGCAATTCGGAATAACTGGTAGAGGTCTGATGGCATACCGAGATTTGCATCTGCACTACGCTGATATGCCGTCATATGCAACTTGCCTGCTATTATCTGGAAGTGAATAAGGCTAAGGCAAGGCTGTTGGCTCGTCTCTACTCCTGTCTCTCCTAAGAATAGCACATGGTTTTTACTCGCCTCTTTCGACGTGCCAATTTGGCTATTTATCTTATCGATAAGGGCTGGAAGCTTTTGCATGTAGGTAGGGTAGGTATTTACGAGCTCCTCTCCACAGTATTCCCACCACGATATACCTTTTTTGAGGTAGGCTTCCGTTTTTGTCTCGCCTTTGAAATAGAGCTCAAGCTCATCTTTTAGCTTTTGGCGCGCGATTTTATGCTCGTCAAAAATTCGAGTGAGGTCAAATGGAGTAAGGGTAAGAACATAGTCGGTGAGAGCTAAGCTGCCACCCTTACCACCAAACTGCGACTTTCCATGCTTGAGGATGTCGCTGAGTGCTTGATAATACTTGTTTGCTTTCATACTTGTAAAAAATTAGTAGCTGGTTGTTCTTTCTATTCAATAATCTTTAATACCTTTTCGTCAATAGTATTTTTGGCGACTAGGTGTATAACACTAACCGGCTCTGCCTGACCACTACGATGCAATCGCTTATTTAGCTGTGCGTAAAGCTCTGCATCATAGGTTAGTGTGTACCATATAATGGCGTGCCCCCCAAACTGTAGATTAAGGCCATGGCCTACACTCGCCGGATGTACTAAGGCTATTCGAATCTTTCCAGCATTCCAATCGTCTATGTCTTTAGCGGTTCCGAGCTCCCTTGCCTCGGGAAAGGCCTTTTTTAGCTCTTCCAGCTCACTCCGGAAATTATAGGCTATAAGAACACCCTTCTCCAGGCTCTCCAGGAGCTCCATACAGGCCTCTATTTTGGCCCCGTGGAGCTTAGAGTAAGCTTTTAGCTTAGGGTCTGTATAAACTGTCCCAGATGCGACCTGGCGCAGCTTTGCGCCCAAGGCTGTTTTACAAAAGGCCACCAACGTTTTCTCTGTAGCGTATGGCTCTTTCTCAGTATATAGCAATATATTTGTTTCTTCGAAGGCCTCATATTGCTGTTGCACAGATTTAGGAAGGTCTAATTGTATGGTCTTATAGAGCAAAGGTGGTAGCTTTGCATTGCTGTTGACTATATGAACAAGAGGCCTAACATCCTGCATTATTGCTGGAATTTTAGTAGGGTCCATCTCATATATAACAGTCACACCATTTATACGGTATTTCTCTCTCATATATTTGAGGCGGAAGGCCCCAAGCGTTTTGCCTAGCGCCTGTCCTCCGTCAAGTAGAAAGCATTGATGGAAGAGGCCCTCATACCCATTGTGCACAGGTGTGCCAGTAAGCAATACACGATAAGGTACTTTGTTACAGATGCGCCTTGCCTCTTTGCTTCGCTGTGAGGCCTTGTGCTTGAACATTGTGCTCTCATCAATAACTACACAATCCCAAAAGCCATGAGGTATTGAAGCAATACGAGTTACACTCGCTACCATAATATAGTGAGGAGCTCGTTCCGCCAAAAACTTATCCATTGCGATAGGAGTCTCGCAGTAACGGATATTTAGGGGTAGGCCATACTTCTCCGCCTCCTGCGCCCAGACGCTCATTGCAACACGCTTTGGTGCGATTATTAGTACATGTTTTACGCGACTCTGCGATATGAGCGTACTGAGCGCCATCAGCGTTGATACTGTCTTGCCTGCTCCCATTGGAGCTACAACAAGTATATTTTTACGCTTTAGTATCTCCTGTACTATCTCTAACTGGTAGTCTCTAAGCTTAATCATCCTCTGTTACTTTGTTTATGATACCAAAAACAAGTAGTATGATAACAACTGAAATAAGGTCTCTCCAGCCCATATTCTACTTTTCAAATAAATGTTTATTATAATTAGGGTCGTATGTTTTGTAGGCCACATTATAGAGGTCATTAAAATTCTCTATCTTTGTGTCTAGTACATACGTGTCACATCCGTACGATTTGAGCCTTTTATGGTACTCTACCTGTATAGGCTCACATTTTCGACCTGTTGTTTTAGTCTCTACAAAAAATACCCTTTGCCCTACTATACACATATAGTCAGGTATGCCCTTTTCGGTAAGAGGATGTAGCTTGCAGATATAGCCTCTATGGTCCTTGACAGCCTTAACGAGAGAGTTTGCGACCTGAGTCTCCGAATAAACTTTACCTCTGGCACGGGCCTTCAGAAAAGCATTATGCTCCTTTAGCTTCTCTTGCTGCTTACGTAGAGCTTCAAGCTTTTTTTCAAGGCTAGTCGTACTCATACTCAAACTCAATTAGCTGTTCCTGCACGCCATCATCCCCACATATTATTTCCACATCGAGAGTACGAATTGGGCAAGACAAAAGGTTAGTCAACTCTGCCAAGGTTAAAGTGTCGATTTCCTTTGGGCTTACAATAGCAAATTCGATAGACTTGCCATAGTCTTTTTCCATTCTTTCCACTCTATCTATAATGTAGTTAGAGGGTACAATTTGAATTACCACGTCCCCATGACAGGCGAGCTTCTGAGCCTCCGAGAAAGAATGGTACGGAGTGTTTGTTAAGTTCAAAATCATAATTGTGTGTTTTTAATTCTGTATACTTGGTTGTAAGATAGTTCAGTACGTACTGCTACATCTCTTGGCTTAAGGCCCTCTTTTAAGAGAAGTTTAGCGGCTATTTGGCACATCGCCGAATACGCCATAAAAAGCAATGACTCAATCAAAGGCTTTGAAGGCGCAATTTTATACAATGCACTAAATACATACTCATAGCTATATTTCTCGTATAGGGCTTGGCGCTTTAAGAGAGCCTTATTCTTTCGATACCAAATGTCTTTTATCGTACTACGCTTAAGCTGCTTATCTAGAAGCTGGTACATCAAAAGAGTATTGGTTGCGTTTGAGGCACGATGGGTCTTTTGCCAAGAGTATAAAAGCCAAGCTATAACTATTGTGTGCCCAAACTTTACAAATTCCTCAAATATATCAGGCTGTACCTTATATATATCAGCCTCTTGTAAGAGCAGTTCTAATAATTTTGGTTTTAAGTCGGGTCGTTTCATTTCTTTACTTTTTCTATTCGTTTCCATACAAGAGCACTACCGTATGAACCAAAATTCTTTTTCTGAGATGTCTGTTCAAAAAGCCCTGTTCGGCGTATAGCCTCTGCCACTCGTCTTCCTACATGGGCTGTATAGTCCTTGCGCTCATATTCAAAGAACTCACGTGCTACTTCAGCAGTACAAACTGCATTTCGAGGCTTACCATGCCATAGCGACCTTGAGTTATTCCAGTAGGTCTTATGCTCAAAAGTAGATTGTGTATACCAGTCGTCTGGCACAGGCATATTAAGGTAGTCGATAAGTGCTCCCTCTTCTCCATTCTCGGTCCTGTGTACTTGCCTCATTACCTTTGCTTCTGCATCTGCAGCCTCTGAAAGAATTGGCAACACCCCTTCTTTATAGTAATGCATCGCTTCTGCCCAGTACAAGTCAACAAGTTTTAGGAACTCATCGCTATGGACGTCAATAGTAATCTTCGATGGATTACATATCATACCCCACCAGCGACGCCCATCCTCCGACGGGTCCTCAAGGAAGATAACATCATTTGAGGACGCTATAAATACGCATTGACGCTTATATGTCTTAGTGTATTTAAGGTACGCAGCTCTATATCGGTCCTCACCTTTTGTAACAAATGCCTTGCGACTATTGCTACTTTTATGCTGTACGCCGTTAAGCTCTGGTATCTCCATTATCCATACTCCTCGTAGCTGCTCATATGCTTCTTTGCTACCGTTAAAAGTATAGAAGGTGTCGGAGCCCCAAATTTTAGCCATTCGTCGTATGAAGCGAGACTTACCAAGGCCCTCTTGTGATACAAGAACCGGGATATAGTCCATCTTAGACGCAGGGATAAACACGCGACGCACTGCACCTGTAAAGAACTTTATTCCCACCTCTCTTGAGTACACTGAGTCCGGCACACCAAAGCAATCAATAAAGATAGTCTCAAGACGACGGACCCCGTCCCATTCGAGCGAATTCAAATAGTCACGTACTGGATGGAAAGCATTTTTGTGCTCCGCAATCTTAAGGGCATCGTCTAGAACTTGTCGAGCGTCAAACCCATAATTCTCTTCAAAGTATAAACGTAAGTAGCTCTCATCAGTATCACTCATCTCATCATAAGGCACGACTCCAGAGCAGTCCTCATTTTCGGTCTTAATGTCAAGCTCACGCCAAGCTGGGCTTCGCTTAATGACTGGCATTTCAGAGAACAAATCATACGCAAATATATCTTTAAGGTTTGGGTCATGACTCATAATAAGGTCCGCATTTTTCAAATTGCGGAGTAGGTTACCATTTTTATCTGTCTCCAAAAGCTCACCCAAAATGGACTTAGCCTCTTCGTCTTCGAACTGGTCGATAGTTAAACGGTGGGGCTTTCCGCTATCCGCTTTAAGCCCTAAGCTCTCACAAAGAGAGACCATTGCAGCCTCGCCCTGCTTACCTTCTCCAAACTTATACAAACGTACAGCGTCATATGCATTGTGGCAACGGCCTGCAAATGGGTCTGTACTATGGTTCGAATACAAATAGCGGTCCTCGTAGATTACACCACCACCATAAGTGGTTGCGCCAATTAAAGTATACCTACCATTTGCCTCTGGCTTCCAGTAATCAGAGAGATACTTTTCAATTGCCTCACGTATAGTATACTTGATACAAAAAGCTCCAATAAGCCCTCCTTTCTTAAAAGGGTCTTGTACACTTGCACTCTTTGGCACGCTCAGCCCAGAGAGGTCTCTCCAATTATCTGCCTTGCCTAACACTGACTCTACGCTTAATGGCTCACCGGAGTACTCATCAAAATGGTATTCAACATCTGATGGGACACTTGGCCAGAACATAATTCGATTAAAGTCGAATGTTGCAGTGTCAATTGGAATTCGTAAGTCATCATGTAACTTACGAAGTATAGCACCATATTCGTCTGCAAGCACTAGTCTGTCCAACGGTATAATTACTCGATAACGTGGCTGGCTTGGGGTTGAGCTATGGGTAGAGTGTACTATGTACGCTGTACCATTTAGCCAGTTGAACAAGTCGAGCAATGTATTTGGCCCTGCCTCGTCTATGTCTAAAACAAGGAGCTGTCTGTATGATACTTTACGCTTATTGCAGAGCCCTCCTATAAAAAACCCGACGTCTTTTGTGTCAACTTTTTGGGCCTTAGTCATTGAGGCATACTGCTCAAATGTCTCAGGGGTGACTACTGGAACTTTGAGCTTTTCAACAAGCTGCTCCCAAGTCCATTTATAATTGGACGTATTAGAAGAGGTACGTTTAGTTCCTATTGTTATATCATAAAGCATAGTTAATTATTTTATGTAGCGTTTAGACACAAGTCCATCGCCTTTGGTTATTAAGCCTTTTGCCCATTCAATAGGGCGGGCCATTTCGATAAGTAGATTATCAAGGGCCTTAGGGTCGTCTGTTATGTACCAAACTTCGTCATGCACTGTACCCACACACTTATATCTCGGGTACATCATACCGACTCGTGCCATAATATCCACTAATACATCACGTGCTATTGCTTGTGCGATGTTCTCAATGAATATTGAGCCCCAAAGTTGTATCATAGTGCCATGGCCCTTTGAGTAGCTTGTGTAGACTAAGTCGCCTGTGCTATGCCCACGGACGTCTCTATAATAGAGGGTATGCCCATTAGGTAACTCGATTGTCACAACTCGTTTAGTAGCTTTGAAAGTTAAAGTTGTATAGGGCAGTCGAAGTATACATATCCCTCTTTGTACAGCCTCGTGGAAAGCATCTTCGAGCAGCCTCCAAAGTCGGCATATTTCAGGATTAGCCCTTCGCCATGATTGGACGAGTTTTAATATATTATCCTCACCCTGCTCTCGACAAAAGTCTGGTGCAAATCGTTGCATTGCTCCAACTGCTCCACCAAATCCGAGACTCAACTCTGCATACTTGCCTTGCTGTCGGTACGGGCTGTCTTTTGTTACGTGAGGTATGCCAAAAATACGTTCTGCACTACGTGCATAAATATCTTCGCCATTCTTAAATACCTCCATACGCCACTTGCATCCTGCTAGCCAAGCAACAACACGTGCCTCAATTTGAGAGAGGTCTGCGCATACAAAGTCTTGGGCTTGACTGCCCGAGTTTATGCAAAGACGCATGTGCTGTTTAAGGTGTGCATAGTCTCGTACGTTCTCGAGGTTCTCATTGACCTCAGAGGTTATTCGTGCAAAATTTTGGAACTGTACTCCTCGACTACTCCATCTGCCAGTGTGAGCTCCATACCCTACAAATTCACCTCTTAGCCTACCATCGAAGCAGATACGTGACTCGGCCTTTTTAATCTTACTGAACGCTGAGCCACAGGCTTTATCTCTTAACTCAAGTAGCGGGTGCTCCACACCGTTACGCTCTTTAGCGTTGAGGCTATTAAGGAAAACTCCTTCTCGTTCAAGAGCAGCTTTCATTTGAGGCACACTACGAAGATTTTGAACACCATACATTGCTAAAGCTTGCTGCCCTGCCTCTGTAGAGTACTCCTCAGATTTTTTTAGAATTTTGGCGGCAAGCTCCATATCGAATGGAATACCTTCGAAATTCATTTGGAAGGTATGATGCATTACAAAAAGCTCAGAGTCTATAAGTTGAGGCATCTCAAGATAGCACTCGCGCATGGCTAGTACATCCTGTGCTGCGTAGGCCTTAAAGTTTTCCCACTCTTTTGGGTGAGTCTCTTTTGTACACCAAATGATAGGGGTGTTTTTCTTCCTCGATTTAATAGGGCTTGAGAATAAGAGCATCTCTCCATTTGCAGCTTTACGTGAACAATCAAGCATCTCTGCAAGAGTCTTCAGAGCACGAGGGTAGCCAAAGTAGGCCGCTTGATATGCAGTATCATGCCATTGCCATACGTCTATATCTACTCCCACTACGTATTTTGTTATGGCCATATCGAATTCGGCGTTATGCGCGACCTTCAGAATATCCGGCCTTTGCAATAGCTCAAAGAGTTCTTCGCTTACCTCTTCGTCAACGTGTACATCCTCACCGTCTAGTGCCCATGCAAGTAGTAAGACCTTAGTAGTTGGGTCTTGAGCATATCTGTGAGCCCCTACTTTTGTAAGGTCTGCCTCAGAGCGGGTCTCATAGTCTAGAAATAGCACTCTCATATCGTATAAATGCCTCAAAAATTTCAAAATCAAAATCTGTTATTACTTCGGTAATATCCCACCATATAGGTGTGATTCTATGTATTAGCCCAGTATGCCCTACCTCCACAGTAGCGGAGAAGGAAAAAGTTGCCTCTACCCCTCTTATAGTAATCGGCAACGAGCCCGACCAATATCTTTTACCATCAAGCTCTTTGACTAAAGCTTTGGCAAGCTGTGTATAAATCTGTACTGTTATGTGTGCTTCCATAATAAACCTTGATAATGTGGAGGGCCTGTAAGCCCTCCACGTGTTAATACTAAGCGTACTCTCCCATGTCGATATACGACTTAACATCTCCAGAGGCTGCACCTATCGGCTCACCTGCACCTGCACGAATAACGGCGTTGATATTGCATCCAATACCAGCTGCCGCTTTGTTGTAGGTCCAGAAGCAGATATTTGCAAAGATGTAGTCACCAGACTCGAGCTTCTCTGGCGAAATCTTTTCAACTGGGAGGCCCGACATATCAACTCCGTTGAGGATAGTAAGGCCCGTTTTATCACAGACAATAGGTCGATAGTTGCGGCTAGCTACCTTAAGCACCATGTAGTCACGTGCCCACTCACGGTTGTCAGCCTCATCTGCATAAGTCTCACCGTCAACCCAGCAGTTGTTCTTAGGGTTAATGTTGGCTGGTGACTTACCACGGAAGCCTGAGTTTTGCAGCTCCTTAAATGCCTCAGCAAAGGCCTCGTTAATCTGGTCAATCTTTTCTTTGTCGTCCTTTGGGACAAGAATGATTGCGTTGTACTTAGGCTGACCCTCAACTCCGGGTATTGCCTTTTTCTCAAACAATGTCTGTGGGTACGCTACTCGACAAGTAGGTGCTCCCTTGATTTGAAAGTTTTTTAGCATAATACAAAAAGATTAAAGTGTTTAATAATTTGGGTTTATTACGTTAGCAATCTCTATGAGCTCGCTTATACGTTCAATGTTAGCTTCATAATAAAACGAACTTTTATGAAGCAGAGTAATAGGCTTCTCGTACCTATTTTCTTTGGAATAGCCTTGTTTTTTCAATAGCCCTATAAGGTAGGACACGTTACAATGGTTTTGGTACGACTTTTTACGGTGGAAAGCATCTTTCGGAGGGTCGTCACCAAAAAAGACCGCCAGCATGTTACCTTCGCTAAGAGTATTATTGCACTCGATGTAAAGAGCATCGTAGTCTGCTAGACAAATGCCACTTTTAATTCTATAAAAGTCTGTCGCGAACAGTATTCGTCCGTCCCCTCGCCTTTCTATATCGAAGCCCAAACAAGGTACGTCATGCTGTAATTCAAGTGGGCGGATTGTATACCAGCCTTGCACTGTATTCAGCACGAATGGATGGTCCGGCTCGATTATATTGAACTTATGAGGCTCATATTTTTCGCCAAGCTTCTTCGCGGTATGCTCTGAGCAATAAATCGGAAAACCGAAATACTCGCACAGCATTTTGATGTGGTCTGAATGACAATGAGACAACAAAATGGCCTCAACGTCAATAGCCTTTGCTTTTGGTATCTTTTTGCCTGCATCAATCATTATTACTCCATCGATAAGGGCACAGTTCCCAGTGCTGCCTGATGCTATAATTTCTACATTCATTACTTCAATGCTGTTATTATTGAGTTAAGTTCCTCAAAATCTGATGATATTAAGGCCTTATATACTCGGTTGATAATCATTTCGCGTATCTTAGCTGGTGCAGAATTGCTAAACTTCTTATGCAATTCGACGCGCGCTTTTGTCGATACGAACCTCATCTCCACCAACTCTGGTCCGGAGAAGTCATTTTTGTACTCTATTTTTGCATAGAAATACGAGTTGTCTGGCATCCCTTTCATTGTTTTGGCATAGCTGCTAGGTCGAACTTTCAAAAAGTCTTCAAGCCCTACGCTTTTGTCGATAATAGCTTGCAACACTTCTGGATTACCAAAGCTGACTTGCACGTACTCAAGTGGCATATTTTGCTCGCGGGCCTCGTATCGTACTTGTGTATAGTTAGCGTGTACCGCTAATTCTACTCGTGCTATATCCATATACTTATCCCCCATTTTAACCAGTGGAAACGGACAACGTTGTCCCCGAATTTATATTCTTTTGGTATGTATACAATCGTTGGTAGTACATACCATATTTGTGGATTTCTGAAAAACTTAATCATTGCTCTAAAAGTTTATCACATATCCAGCCTATTAGCTGGAAGATTAACGAAAAAATTGCGCATATCACAGTGAAAAGGTCTTTAACCATCGAGACGAAGAGCGCCCCCCATAAAATACCTCTCATATTACTCACGCTTTACTATGAACCAAGTCACGTTTAATATCTTTGGCAACTTGTCAATACTCTCTGCATTGTCAACCAAGATTGGCACGTGTTCACAGTCATTCCGAACTCGAGCATTTAGCAATAGCTCAACGAGCAGCTTTACACGGGCAGAGCGGTTGATTGACTTGAGAGGTACGCCGTTTAGCGTTAAGCTACAAGTCGTAGCCGCAGCTCCGGCCTTCCGTACCTTTTCTGTTATTACCTCCACACCTTCTGGCAGCCAGCTAGACACGTCTCGTGCATCTGCCTCACGTATCTTCTCATCTAGCTCCTCTATTTGGGCTTGGAGTGCTATGACTTTCTTGCGTGCATTCTTCGCGTTGTCTACCAGCCAAGTAAGGTGCTGTAGTTCTCGCTCTTCGTCCGCCCAAAGTCTCTTTTTCAGTCGTACCCTTTCTATCTCTTCCGCATAGTCGTCGAGCCAAGCCTGTGCCTCCTCTTTTTTGGCTTTATAGTGCGCGACTACTTCTACATCGAGTAATGCCCCACAGACGTGGCAAGTCTCAACCCCCTCTCTTTGTGCCTTTCGCTCATTGCTATCTGCGTTATATAAGAGGTCCTCCTCTATTCGAGTTAGTGGCTCTTTTGTTCGAGCTGGTACCTCGATATTAGCAAGGGCATATTTTTCGTACTCCTTCACTTTCTTCGCGAGCTCAGCACGTTGTGCTCTAAGCTGTGGGCCTTCTGACTCATTTAGTGCTCCACAGATGTACAGTAGTGAGCGCAATTGAGCCGGGGTAAGAGCTGGGTCTGTTAACGCATTAAGGTCCGCACACGCCAGAACGAAGTCCAGTGGAGCGAGATGCTCCTCAATGATGGCCTCAACCTGCTTATTGCTAATCAGCTCACCACCGTATACTAGAAACGTACCTCCTTGTGCCTTGAGTCTTCGCTTAAGTGGCTTTGGCAATAAGCCTGTAATTATCACCTCTGTAGGCTCGTTGTTGTCTGGCTTTTTGCAAAGGTGCTTTGCCTCAAAGCCTTGCAGTGTTCGGCCACTAAGGGCCCAGATATATGCGTTGACTATTGTTGTCTTGCCATGGCCATTCTTCATTGAGATTGTCTGGCCATCTCGTTTGAGGGTGATGGTCTCAGAACCACAGCACCCTCCAAAGTTTACCATTGTTATTTGAATAGCTTGCATTGTCCTATCTCCTTAAAATAAGTTTTGTGCATACATGTGAGTGAACAAACGGCTAGCTCTCTCCAGTCTCGGCACATTCGCTCGTCACAGAATTCTTGTAAGTCGCACAGCGCACATGGGTTCTCTGCTGGTCGCTGTGCGACTTTTGCCTCATAGGAGTAGCCTGTTCGTGGGTCTACGAATATCATACCTCTGGCAATTTTATTTGTCTGACAAATAGTGGGTTGAGGTTCTCACAACGTGACGCTATTGTAGCCTCCAGCTTATTGAGCTTTGATAGATAGCTGCTATGATAGCGCGCTGCGTCTTTGTATTGAGCAATTGTTTTCAATACTTGCTCCTCATACCATTTGCATTCGTTCTGTATGTCCTCGCCGACTCTCCACTCACGATTTAGTCGAGGAGTGAGGTGTGGAGTAATATGTATGCAAATATCAAATATCTTCTCCAAGAAGTCAGTCGTGGCTATGAACTTCATACCATTACGGCTTGAGTACAGCTTGAACCAGATTTTCAATCGGCAATCTGACTGGTACTCGTACCTTACATATAAGTTGCTGAGCTTCTTGTTGACTCCTGATAAGTAGACAGGACGGAACAAATTTCTGTTTTCGTTGAACTCCTCTCGTAGAGCTCTCAGCCCCTCGAGTATCGAATTGCCTGCCAGCTCTACATCCTTCGCGATCTCTTTTGCTTGTTGTTTTGTTAAGTGTCTCATAATAGTGTTGTTTTTAAGTGTTCTGGATATCTCTCACAATTGGCTAAGGCCCCAAATATCGAGACACTCTTCCAATCGTTTTTAAGGGCTGCATATATGGCTCGATGGTATAGCATAAGCCAGTTCTCATAGAGCCTCCAATTTAGGCCCTCGTTTGTTATATCAAGTTGCTCGCGTAGCTGCTTAATATACTTGCACTCGTCGAGCAATTGGTCGTAACGCCTCCCGCTAAGTATCTCGGTAAATGTTTTTCGTGCCATACCTTACTCATCTTTCATTGTAACACACGCAAAAAAATAGTTGCGCGAGTCGTCGTAGTTCATTTTCTGCACAAAGTTCTCTACGCTCAAAAGCGATAACCCTTTGTTGCCTTTATGTGCCTTGTCGGCTAGCTCTCTTAACTCTTTTTCAGTCATCGTTGTTCCGTTAAGCTTCTCTATCTCAGAGAAGCTTAACGATGAGAGCACGGGTACAACGATGATAACTTTTCTCTCTTTAGCCATTACATGTTTGTCCAACCTCCGAACAGCTTGCCGTCTTGGAGAATTTCTACGTTGATATTACACTCTTTTGCTCCAGCTCCTACGATTGGGCATGGGCCCTCGGCCTGGTAGTCTCTTTTTAAGGAGATGGCTGTTACTTCGCTAATTGGCAGCTCATTTGTTCTGCAACGCCAATTGCCCTTTTTGTCATAATGCCCTGCAGTAATTCTCAATGTGTATTTCATACCTTGTTGTGTTGTTTAAGTGTTTAACGTGTTAAGTCTTGTCTCTTTAGCTCTATGCAAATATAACGCTTTTATTTCAATTTGGTACACCTTTCGTCAGGAAGTTACTAACAATTTACTAACAATTTATTTCTAAAAATTTTTAATAATGTAAGTAGCTGATAATCAAATAGTTTTCCTTCCCGTTCCTTCCGGAAGGAAAAGTGGCTGATAATCAAGCAGTTAAGCTCTTTCCTTCTTCCAGGAAAAGGGGGCCTAAGTAGCTGGTAGTCAAGCAGTTAGTAGGCAAAATACACTATTTTATATATTTTATACCCCCCCCCCCCCCCTCTAAAAAAGCGACTCCAACCCCCCCCTCAATCTGGTTTGAAGGATTCTTTTTTTTGGGTTTTTTCCCCTCCATTGCTGAATCCCATCGGGCATGGATCTTTTTTCCCTTTTT